CGCACAGTGGATCCTAGGCGGCACTTGACCATGGATGAAACTGTGTCTGAACTCAAAGACTTGGTTAGAAAACACATTCCAAATAGGCATGAGTTTGCCCACCAGAAAGATGCCTTCCTGTCACACTGTCATTCAGGGTCACTGCTTCAAGAAGGTTTTAAACTTCTCTCCAACCTTGTGGAGTTAGAGTCCTGTGAATCTCATGCATGCCACTTGAACACCTGCCAAAAATATGTTGATGTGATCCTCAGTGATCATGGAATCCCATGTCCCACTCTCCCTAAAGTGATACCTGATGGATTCAAACTCACTGGAAAAACATTAATACTATTGGAAACATTTGTGAGGGTCAATCCAGAAGAATTTGAGAGAAAATGGAAGAGTGACATGACAAAACTACTAAATCTCAAACAAGACCTTCTGAGGTCAGGCATCACACTTGTTCCTGTTGTTGACGGTAGAACTAATTATTCTAATAGGTTCACTCCTGAATGGGTGGTGGAGAGGATCAGATGGTTGTTAATTGAAATTTTGCGGAAATCCCGATCGTCCGCAGAGATTGATATTGAGGATCAAGAGTATCAACGTCTGATACACAGTCTTTCAAACGTTCGTAATCAAAGTTTAGGATTTGAGAATATAGAGTGTCTCAAAAGAAATCTTTTGGAGTATGATGATAGACTGGCCAAATCATTATTTGTTGGAGTCAAAGGCGATGTTCGAGAATCTGTGATTAGGGAAGAATTAATGAAATTAAGACTCTGGTACAAAAAGGAAGTTTTTGACAAAAACTTGGGGAAGTTTAGGATAACTAATAGATCAGAGCTTCTGAACAATTTAATTAGGTTAGGGAAACATGAGGATAACACCACCTCAGATTGTCCCTTTTGTGTCAACAAATTCATGGACATAATCTATAGTTTGACTTTCACAGCACTAAAAAGGCAGGACAGGGAGAAATCAAACTCTGAATTAGATCAGTATGTTGTCTGCCCCCATGAGAAGGCCTATTTAGGCGTGTTGTCGATTTGCAATAAAATTAAGGGATTAAAAGTTTTTAACACCCGAAGAAATACGTTGCTCTTTCTAGATCTCATAATGGTAAACTTTTTAGATGACCTATTTACAGCCAAACCCGAAGCACTGGACTCTTTGAGAAGGTCTGGTCTCATCCTGGGTCAAATGGTCACACTAGTCAATGACAGGGCCTTGGATTTTTTGGAGGCGGTGAAATTAATTAAAAAGAAAATAGAGACGAATGTTAAGTGGGTGGAGAATTGCTCTAAAATCTTGAGGAGGTCTCAACAAGATATCTGGTCACAAATATCGGTGTGGGCAAGATATCCTGATTTATCCAAGCTAATATCTATAGCTCAGACAATATCTTCTGATAGACCCATTATGAGATACTCTGCTGGGGGGAACTTTAACACTGAATGTAAACATAAGACATTTCACATGATGTCAGATGCTGAACAGGTTGAGGCTTTCAAAATACTCTCCTCAGTGTCTCTTTCCTTAATAAACTCTATGAAAACCTCGTTTTCTTCAAGGTTGCTTATTAATGAAAAAGAATACTCAAGGTATTTTGGCAATGTGAGACTAAGGGAGTGCTACCAACAGAGATTCTTTTTAACTGATGGACTGATTGTTATTCTTTTTTATCAAAAGACAGGTGAGCGTTCAGGATGCTACTCAATTTACACATGTGAAGATGGTGTTCTTGTCGAGAAGGGCTCTTTTTACTGTGACCCGAAGAGATTTTTTCTGCCAATCTTTTCACAAGAGGTGTTGGTTGAGATGTGTGATGAGATGACAACTTGGCTGGACTTCAACAGTGATCTTATGGTGATATCCAAAGAGAAACTAAGACTTTTATTGTTAAGCATTTTATGCGCCCCGTCCAAAAGAAATCAGGTATTTCTGCAAGGGCTAAGGTATTTTTTGATGGCATACTCAAATCAATTCCACCACGTGGATCTACTGTCCAAATTAAAAGTGGAGTGTATGTCTGGCTCTGAAGTCATAGTTCAGAGGCTGGCAGTGGACCTTTTCCAATGCCTTCTTGGTGAAGGTGTTGATTCGGACCCCTATTTTGCTAGGAGGTTCAAGTATCTCTTAAATGTAAGTTACCTTTGTCATTTAATAACAAAGGAAACACCTGACAGATTAACAGACCAAATCAAATGTTTTGAGAAATTCATTGAACCCAAAATTGATTTTAACTGTGTTATAGTCAACCCATCTTTAAATGGTCAACTGACAGAAGCTCAAGAAGGAATGATGTTGGACGGGCTGGATAAATTTTATTCAAAGACCCTCAAAGACTGTTCTGACACCAAATTACCAGGGGTCAGCAATGAACTGTTGAGTTATTGCATCTCATTATTTAATAAAGGAAAGCTAAAAGTCACAGGTGAGCTTAAGAACGACCCATTCAAGCCAAACATTACTAGCACTGCTTTAGACCTCTCTAGCAATAAGAGCGTAGTAGTACCAAAACTAGATGAACTTGGGAATGTTCTTTCGGTATATGATAGAGAGAAGATGATTTCTTCATGTGTTTCTTCCATGGCGGAAAGGTTCAAAACAAAGGGAAGATACAACATTGATCCAAGTACATTAGATTACTTGATACTAAAAAACTTAACCGGGCTTGTTAGTATTGGTTCTAAAACCCAGAGAGATTGTGAAGAGCTGTCAATGATGTTTGAAGGGTTGACAGAAGAGCAAGCAGAAGCTTTCAATGATATAAAAAATTCCGTGCAATTAGCAATGGTCAAAATGAAGGACTCCAAATCTGGAGATGTCAATCTAAGTCCGAATCAAAAGGAAGGCAGGGTTAAAAGCAGCACAGGTACACTTGAGGAACTTTGGGGTCCTTTTGGGATTATGAGAGAGATTAGGACAGAGGTCTCACTTCATGAGGTGAAAGACTTTGATCCTGATGTACTCGCTTCAGACTTGTATAAAGAACTATGTGATGTGGTCTATTACTCCTCAAGCAAACCAGAGTATTTCTTGGAGAGACCTTTAGAAGTTTGTCCTCTAGGATTGCTTTTGAAAAATCTCACTACTTCTGCATATTTTGATGAAGAGTATTTTGAGTGCTTCAAATACTTATTGATACAAGGTCATTATGATCAAAAACTAGGAAGTTATGAACATAGGAGTAGATCAAGGCTTGGTTTCACTAATGAAGCACTGAGAGTGAAAGATGAAGTAAGACTTAGCATGAGAGAGAGCAATTCTGAAGCTATAGCAGATAAGTTGGATAGGAGTTATTTTACCAATGCTGCACTAAGGAACCTGTGCTTTTACTCTGATGATTCTCCTACTGAGTTTACCAGTATCAGTTCAAATAATGGTAACTTAAAGTTTGGCTTAAGTTACAAGGAGCAAGTGGGTTCCAATAGGGAACTTTACGTTGGGGATCTTAACACTAAGCTGATAACAAGGTTAGTTGAAGACTTTGCAGAGGCAGTTGGCAGTTCCATGAGATATACATGTCTCAGTTCAGAAAAAGAATTTGATAGAGCCATCTGTGACATGAAGTTAGCAGTGAACAATGGTGACCTATCATGTTCTCTTGATCACTCTAAATGGGGACCAACCATGAGTCCTGCGCTTTTCTTGACATTCCTCCAATTTTTGGAACTTAGGACCCCAAAAGAAAGGAACATTATTAATCTTGAACCAGTCTTAAATGTGCTGAGATGGCACCTCCATAAAGTTATAGAAGTTCCAGTAAATGTTGCTGAGGCTTACTGTACTGGCAATCTAAAGAGAAGCTTAGGGTTGATGGGTTGTGGTAGCTCAAGCGTGGGAGAGGAATTCTTCCACCAATTCATGCCAGTCCAAGGAGAGATACCAAGTCACATAATGTCTGTTCTAGATATGGGCCAAGGCATCCTGCATAACATGTCTGATTTGTATGGATTGATAACAGAACAGTTCTTAAATTATGTGCTAGATTTACTATATGATGTCATTCCAACTTCCTACACTTCTAGCGATGACCAGGTCACACTTATCAAATTGCCTTGTGCTTCAGATGATAATCAAGTTAATGATGAGTGGTTGGAAATGTTGTGTTTTCATGAGTACCTCTCCTCAAAATTGAACAAATTTGTTAGCCCCAAGAGTGTAGCGGGCACCTTTGTAGCTGAATTCAAATCAAGATTTTTTGTGATGGGGGAAGAAACCCCGCTATTAACTCAATTTGTTGCTGCAGCGTTGCACAATGTGAAATGCAAAACACCAACACAGTTGTCAGAAACAATAGACACAATCTGTGACCAGTGTGTCGCAAATGGTGTTAGTGTCCAAATTGTCTCAAAGATCTCTCAAAGGGTGAACCAGCTGATCAAATACTCCGGCTTCAAGGAAACCCCTTTTGGTGCTGTTGAGAAACAAGATGTAAAAGATTGGGTGGATGGGACGAGGGGTTATCGATTGCAGAGGAAGATTGAATCAATATTTTCTGATGATGAGATGACAGGCTTCATTAGAAGCTGTGCTAAAAGGGTTTTTAATGATATAAAAAGAGGCAAAGTTTTTGAGGAAAACCTGATCAGTCTTATTGGTAGAGATGGTGATGACGCCCTTGTGGGGTTCTTGCGTTATTCAAGTTGCTCAGAGCAAGATATTATGCGTGCCTTAGGCTTTAGATGGGTGAATTTGTCAAGTTTTGGTGACCTAAGACTAGTATTGAGGACCAAGTTAATGACGAGCAGAAGGGTTCTTGAGAGAGAAGAGGTGCCAACACTGATTAAGACATTGCAGTCCAGGTTGTCAAGGAACTTCACAAAGGGTGTTAAAAAGATCTTAGCGGAGTCCATAAACAAATCTGCATTCCAGTCTTCAGTGGCATCTGGTTTTATAGGTTTTTGTAAAAGTATAGGCAGCAAATGTGTCAGAGATGGTGAGGGCGGTTTCCTTTACATTAAAGATATTTATACAAAGGTGAAGCCCTGTCTGTGTGAGGTGTGCAACATGAAAAGAGGTGTGATTTATTGCAGACCCTCACTGGAAAAAATTGAAAAATTTTCCAAACCTATTCTTTGGGATTACTTTTCTTTAGTTTTGACCAATGCCTGCGAAATAGGGGAGTGGGTATTCTCATCTGTGAAAGAGCCACAGATTCCAGTGGTGTTAAGTAACAGGAATTTGTTCTGGGCTGTTAAGCCTAGAATTGTTCGTCAATTAGAAGATCAACTGGGTATGAATCATGTATTGTATTCCATTCGGAAAAATTACCCGAAATTATTTGATGAGCACTTGTCTCCCTTCATGAGCGATTTGCAAGTGAACAGAACACTGGATGGGAGGAAGCTGAAGTTCTTAGATGTTTGCATAGCATTGGATTTGATGAATGAGAATCTAGGAATCGTCAGCCACCTACTGAAAGCCAGAGACAATAGTGTCTACATAGTCAAACAGAGCGACTGTGCCATGGCACACGTTAGGCAGTCTGATTACGTAGATAAGGAAGTTGGACTGAGTCCTCAACAGGTTTGTTACAACTTCATGGTTCAAATCATCCTATCATCGATGGTGAACCCTTTAGTGATGTCAACTTCTTGCCTAAAATCGTTTTTTTGGTTTAATGAAGTATTGGAGCTGGAAGATGATGGTCAGATTGAATTGGGTGAGTTAACAGATTTCACCTTCTTAGTTAGGGATCAGAAGATCAGTAGAGCGATGTTTATTGAAGACATAGCAATGGGTTATGTGATTTCAAATCTTGAAGATGTTAGATTGTACATTGACAAAATCACAATTGGAGAGCAACCACTGGCTCCAGGGAGACACATCAATGACTTGCTGGATCTTCTTGGGAACTTTGATGACCATGAGGATTGTGACTTGAGGTTTTTGATCCAGGTGGAGCATTCTAGAACATCAACTAAGTACAGGTTTAAGAGGAAAATGACTTACTCATTTAGTGTTACATGTGTTTCTAAAGTCATTGATCTTAAAGAAGCAAGCGTAGAGTTACAGGTGGTGGATGTGACGCAGTCAGTGTCAGGGTCGGGGGGAAGTCACCTCTTGTTGGATGGAGTTTCCATGATTGCAGGACTTCCGATATTCACAGGTCAAGGCACTTTTAATATGGCTTCCCTGATGATGGATGCAGATCTTGTGGAGACAAATGACAACCTAATTCTGACGGATGTAAGATTCAGCTTTGGTGGATTTTTATCTGAATTGAGTGACAAGTATGCCTATACACTCAATGGGCCAGTCGATCAAGGGGAGCCATTGGTGTTAAGAGACGGCCACTTTTTTATGGGAACTGAGAAAGTTTCTACTTACAGAGTGGAGTTGACTGGTGATATAATAGTGAAGGCAATTGGCGCACTGGACGACCCTGAAGATGTGAATGCTTTGTTGAACCAACTCTGGCCCTATTTAAAATCAACTGCACAGGTGATGCTATTCCAACAAGAGGACTTTGTCCTTGTCTATGATTTACATAGATCTGGCTTGATCAGGTCCCTGGAGTTGATCGGGGACTGGGTTGAATTTGTCAACTTCAAGGTTGCATACAGTAAGTCCCTGAAAGACCTTGTTGTATCTGACAACCAGGGGTCCTTGAGGTTGAGAGGCATTATGTGCAGACCTCTAGCTAGGAGAAACACAGTGGAGGACATTGAGTAGAACCCAAACTCCCCCGGGGGCCACCCCCACGGGGGCCCCCTTGGGGGCCCCCCGGGGGGTCAGCGACCTTGTTTGTCGTTGGTTACAGATCCGGAGCACTTGCCTCTAGCGGGACTCTTATGGATGTTGGCAGGGGCTTCCAGCAGATGTTGCACAGCTCTGAGTTTCTCAGCATGATTTGGTGACATCTTAGACAAAGATAATGGTCACTACAGGTGATTAAGTTTTTGTCAGCAAACCAACAACATTTGCAATTGTACCTCCCATATAGACTGGGCTCTGCCGTTCTTCTAAATTCTGCAGCTTGTGGTGGCTTCTCGAGGTTGTTAGAAGACGAACTGGGTTTCTGAGTTCGATTGCAGTTGCCCATGCTTGAAAAGTTTTGTGTAATCCAGCCCAATAAAGAAGAGTGCACGTAACGCCTAGGATCCCCGGTGCG